TTAGACGTACCAGTCAGCGGCCACGGCGGTGCAGGGTGGCACGCAGGCGGCAACGGCGATCGCCACGATGGTGCAGAGAGAGAGATTCATCGGATGTCCCTGGTGTAGTGCATAAAATCGGCTGCGTGCCGCCCTTGACCCGGCGTGGGGCAAGCCGCGAGGCGCGCAGCCTGCGGGAACCGGTTCGCGCTCGCCAGTGGTTGTGCTCGGTTCTGCTACGGCGGTTGACGTTTCGATGTTCCGCAACGCAGAAGTGTGCAAACGGGACATAGGTATCTGACGTACCTTCGTCACCCTGTGCGCTTAGGCCGCTATCTGCGCCAGTTCGTGATCACCAGCGAGGCGCAGGCTCTCATTACGCATGTGCCGATCTACATTCGGCGAGCCATCGTCGCCAGGGTCGCGTGATAACAGCAGCAAGCAGCCCCAGTAGAATATTGACATAATATACATTATGCGAAATTCGGAATCGTGCTGTTGACGCTGCTTTGCATGGCAGCAGCCTATTACTGCCGGTCCCTCCACAGGAAGCGGACTGGACAATGACGTTTGACACCTACGAGCGCGTAGACCTGACCGGCCCTTGGGCCGGTTTTGGTTTTCAGGGACATCGATTCTTCACACCAGAAAATTACGACATCGAGCCGTGCGGCATGCGGTACTGGGCGCTGACCTGTGCCATCGCACGGGAGTGGTCGCTGATGATGTCTGAAGAACGCAATGCGCGATCGGCGAACCCGCGAACGCCTACTGCCACAAGGTCTCCGGGGTCGCGGATTTCTGCAGACGCCAACGTGATCTACCTCCGGGACGTCCTCCGGCGCAGGCGTGAAAAGCGGTTATCAGTGGGGGGGAATCCGGGGTTAGCCGCCAGAGGCAAGCGCAGCCCGACTGGACGGGGGCGGAGGCGTCCACGGCGCGGGTGAGGCGTTATCCGTAGGGGCGCTGCCCCTACACCCCGGCTACATGCGAACTGACAGATCCAGGCGAACAGCCGCGCCCCTGTGACTACGCCCCGCAGGGGCTGTCAACGAGCGGTCTGCGCTGCAACGCCATTGGCGGGCGGCCGACTCGCGGAGGTTGTTTTTCTGACACGTCAGGAATACCGGCGGACCAGCTCACCGGCCAGGTCAACGACCGCATCGCGCTGACCCTTGGCGATGGCACGGCGGATCGCCTCCAACACGACAGCATCGCTGACCGGCTCACCACCCACGCCAGACGTGTTGATGCAATCACTCCACGCGTACATCGCCGACACCTTGCGCCGGGCGCGGTACAAGCGACTGTGATCAGCAGCAGACTGCGCTGCAACGCCATTGGCGGGCGGACGGCCACGACGCTTGGGAAGCTGCATTTCGATGGTGCCGGGGTCTTTGTCGTCGCGCATCTGAGTCATCCGTTGTTTCGATGGATCTATATTAATCTGACGCGTCATAAAAGTCTAATGATGGTTAGTTATATGACGCGTCAGGAAATTACAGCTGCGCGGTAGTATCTGGAATCGTTGTCGCGGTCTGGTACGGCTTGGACTCTGGGAACGTGCCTACAGCTCGGGAAGTAGATCCGATCAGCGCGCCAGGCGCGGTGGCCACCTGGTCGTGCACCGGCTCGACGGGCGGCACATACGGCGGCGGCGGTGCAACAGGCTGCTTGTACGGGTTATAGGGCGTGCTGTTCCTGGCCACCGTGCGGCACTCTGGCTGGCTCATCTCGTACTTGGTGCCCTGCTCTGTCATGCAGCTGCAGGACGCTTCCTTGTGCACGCCCTGCGCGTCTGTGCCGGCCAGGCTGGACATGCAGTACAGCTGCGGCTGACCTGCAGGAACTCCGCCGTCGTAGATCGGTGCGGTCCACGGCATCGTCGCGAACCGCGCGACATGCGCCTTTGCGTAGTCGGTGGGTGTGTCGTAGGTACGCGGCCCCGGTGCGCCCTTCGCTAAAGCTCCAGACACCCCGGTGCCGCTGTGTGTCATCGCGGCTTCCTCGTGGAGTTTGTCGACCTTCGCGCTATAGCTGTGCTTCAAGTAGTAAAGGGCCAACACGATGATGAGCACACCCACGCCCACCATCTTCACCCAGGTGGGAATGCTGCGCTTGGTAGTGACCAACGTGGTCGACGTGTAGTAGTCGAACACGTACTTGGGACGCACCCAATCGACAATGTTTCCGCACGGGCCAGCGACGTTACCCTGGTAGGCGTCCCACTTCTTTAGCTTGGTTTTGCTCTTCATGATCGAGGTCTGCCGCACATGACAGTGCTCCTCGTAGAGCCCACGCAAGAACGGATCCAACTGCAGGCCCTGCTGCGCGATCAAGATGAAGTCGAAGCCGCGATGGCGATGGCGCGCCATTGGCTCCACATGCTCAGGCACCTTCGCACCTGGGTTGCGGTTCGGAAAAACGGTGTAGCACTCGTCCAGGATGATCACCGCACCATCTGGGCAGTCCTGCCACTTGGTCGGGTCTTCGAGGTGCTTCCACCCTGCCCGCTCGTAGTCGAAGTCCTTGATGCCGTGCGCGTAGATCTCACGCCCTTCTTTCTTGAACGCAAACGCCTTGTCGATTGCATAGGCGGTCTTGCCGTGGCCAGGCTGGCCGGTAACGAGATAGAGGGCCATTAGGATTTCACCAGCTTGGAGAGAATGGCTTTCTGCGACACCGATGCGGCGATGGCGGAAAGGATCATGGTCACGGACACGCCTATGCCGCTGGCGTCCCAGTAAGCGACGCCCACAGCGCCCAGACCAGGCAACCACCCGGCAATGAATGCCTTGAGCGATGGCAGTGCAACTTCGTGTGCAACAAAGCCGATGCCGAAGGCGATCAGCACGCGACCGACGATGCCAGGCAAATACGTGCGTAGCGCCTGCAGGAGGGCGCTGACAAGCGCCCCGATAATCATGGGCATATCAGCCAGCTCCCCTAGCGAGAATGAAGACAGAGACGCACGCAGAGACGACGATGAGGCTTGCGCGTAGGCGTGCAATGAAGGTGCACCACATGGGCGGTGGTGAAGCAAAGGTGGCGGAGTACGCGTTAGCGATCACACCGCCGCTGGCGGCTTCAAATCCTGGACAGGATCCACCACCACCGAAGCCGGATTGATCGAGGTCGTCGATGCCGATCTTCTTGGTGGTGAGTACCTTGGTGTCGCCTGCAGATGCGCCAGCGCCAGGATCCTGGGACATGCCGCCAACCTTCGTCCAGGCTGGCTGCTCGCCATTGCCACCGCCGTTGCCCATCGCCAGGAGCTTCTCGGCAGCGCATGCACTGCGCCACTGGAACATCATGGACGCGTACTCCACCGCATCGCATTTCTCGCCCGTGCAGGCGGGCGCAGCATTGCACGTGCCACCGCTGACGTTGCGATTCTTGCGCGTGTTGCAGTCGATGCGCCACTGGATCCGCGCCTGGCCACACATGATGGCGTCGCCACTACAGCTGGGCGGCGAGCTGCAATCGTCACCGCCCGAAAACTGACTCTTATCGCCCTCACCGGGCTTATCTGGTTCGCCGTCGCCATCGCCATCTTTCTTGCAAGTACCATCGGGTCCACGCACCTCGCCCTTGGCGCACTGGCCATCACCGGGCAAGCAGCCGCCTGCAGGCGACTTGATCTGTCCTGCGGGACACTCGTTGTTGGACGGGCCACAGGTGCCGTCCTGCTGCAACGTCATCCCCTCAGGACACTCGTTCGGCGTGCATTGGCCGTTGGCCTTCTTGATCTGGCCCTTAGGGCATTCGGCAGGCGGGTCTGGCTCGCACATCGCAAGATTGACGTTGTAATGAAATGGGCCGCCGCAGTTATTGTTGTCCGGATTACAGATTTGGTCAGCGAGAAACGTTCCATTCCAAGACCCGTCAGCATTAGGGGTCCAGGTCTGCACGCAGCCGCTATTGCACTGATACGAGCCGCTCACAGGCGTGCCGCTCAGCGCGCCAGGAAATGGGCCATTGTAGTCGGGCTTGCTTTTGCAGCTTGTAGACCAGGAATAATCACCGTAGTAAGCGAGATACCAAGCGCAGCTGCTGCAGTCCTTGGTCAAAAATCGGCCGTGATACTCCCTAGTGCCAGGCTCGATGAAACATTCTTGATCCTTTCCGAAAGGCATCGAAGCTACATACGCAGCAAGTCGAGACAGGCATGCAGCGTATGCATCGCCTTGCGTTGGGAAGTTAGCAGCCTCGGCACGACCCATCCCACACCAAGCAAGGACGGCAGCAACGAGCGCATAGGCGAGGCGTCGTGCGATGGCAGACGCGAACACGCGGCCAATAACGCTCAACTGTCCAGTGCGAGCCATACCGCCCCCAAGATCGCGATCATGACGAAGTAACCGACGTATTCCATAACTCCCCCTTTCATGTTGCGTCACAAAAAAGGGCGGGGAATTCCCCGCCCTGCCCTGTCTGCATGGCTAGCCGATTACTTGGCCAGACGACGGCCCAGGCCGATCATTGCGATCACGGCGCAGGCACCCAGGACGATGACCCCACCGGCAAGCAAGTCGCCCTTGTCGATGCCATCGGTCATGGCGGCAGCGACTTCGCCAGTAGCGAATGCCGACCCGGACATCACGGCTGCAGCCGCTGCGGTGACGCCTGCAACGATCTTGGCCGGGGCGGAAAAAACGCGGTTTTTGGTGTTCATGTGGTGCTTTCCTTTGGTGGTTGGTTGGTCAAGCGAGAGTGAGACGACGCCCCTGCCGAATCATGAAACCGATAGCCCAGCTGCCCGCAATGATTGCGGAGACAGCCAGACCCTCGCCCGCGTCCATCGGCGGAGGAAAACTGGACACGGGTGCGTAAAACGGTGCTGCGCATTGCTGCGTGGAAGCGTTGTAATCGGCTTCCTTGCAGTGAAGGACAAGGAAGCCCATGACGATGCCTTAGGCGGCCTTGACGGGCTGCTGCGCGACCTGGGCGGGCTTGTCGACGCGCACCAGGGTTGGCTTGCGTGGAAGCTCGAAATCGCCGTAGCGGCTGACTGTCACGTTGTCTTCGAGGTTGTAATCGTAGACGCCATTTTCGTAGGGCGGTTCCTTGCCCAGGTCCAGGCGGACGGTCTGGCGAAACTTGGACGTTTCGGCCATGGCTTCCTGGGTGCGGATGATTCCGCTGCGACCCTGTTTTTCCCAGTGCTTTTCGTTGACGTGTTGACTGGTAATCGTGATCTTCATTGCGATGGATACCTTGATGGTGATGGTGCGGAATTCCGTGACGCGTCACGGTGCGGTGGCGGTGATGTGTTGGGCACCGCGCCGCAAGCGACACGGTGCCGCGGTGGGTTAGGCGCAGTCGGGGAATAGCTCGTCGAGCTGGTTGCTGATGCGAAACTCTAGATCGAGCTGCTGCAGGTTCTTAAAACGGCCGGGTACGCCGTCATGGCTGAGGTGTCTGTTCAACACCGCAATGGCGTATTCGGGGCTGCGCGTGTTGAGCGCATTCCAAATAACCCGCAGGGCGCTGCCGGCCTGCGTGTCGATGAAGTCGATCATGGCCTTGACTGAGGGGAACACCATGCGTTCCTTGAGCTCAAAGCGGGTGAGCTCTCCAAGCACGAAATCAGCGAGCAGCGTGTAGGCGCTGGCAAAGTGCTTACCAGGATCTGACATGGCACTGAGCGGGAGGATCATCCGTTTGGCGTAGAGACGCACTTCGCAGCGAACCCACTTGCTTTCGGGGTCCCCGAGCTGCTTGCCCTTCTCGTAGACACACAACTCTTTGTGGCCTTTCTGGCCGACGTAGAGCGTGCAGCCCTTGTTGCTTCCTTCGTCGCTAACGTGCTTGGACTGCGGAGGACGACCATTCATGGTGAACCCGCCTTCGTGATAGGCCTTGCGAAACTCCTCCACGTCAAAGGACACGCCCATATGGTCATCAACAGCGACATCCAGGCGCGTGAGGTGTGCGCCGAGGTCCTCAGCAATGCGCTCGGCATAGGACCAATTGGGAACGTGCGTGCACCCCTGCCCTGTCAGGCTGATGCAGACCTCGCCAGCGTCGGAGATGCCAATCCGGCCACACACGCTAGATGTCTCATCGATAAGGATGGCACTGCGCTGATAGCGGAAGTTCCATAGGCGCTCGACCAGCGCACCAGCGACGATGCTGCCCGAGGTGCCAAACACGTAGGAAACCATGTCTTGCACGCTCATTCGCTTGAGCACCTTGATGGCCTTATCGGTGTCAAAGACCAAAGTGCAGAAATCGACTATCGGGGCTGAGAGACCTTCGACGGTCTGACACTTTTGGCCCGTGTTACTGCTCGGGCCACCCGGCTGCGCCGGGCCTGCATCGGTCTGATTGCAGGCTGCGACCGGTGAAAAGGGTAGGCAAAGGGCGAACAGAGGAGTCACAGATCACCGTCCTGGGACTGCGAATACGCAGCCCTCCGGCAAGCATCAACAGAAGCAACGCGCGCCAGGTCAACCAACCAAGATGCCAATGCAGCCGGCGTGTGCTCACGCTCTGCCTTGGAAACCTCAGGACGCCAATCGAAATCGCCCTTGCGCTTGCGAGTGCCATCAGCACGAGTGCGGCATTGCGAAATCACGTGTGTGGCTAGGCCAAGCCGGTAGGGCATGGCGGGAACATCGCAGGGTGAGACACCGACGACATATAGCCACGTGGCCTTATCAGCGCGATGACCCCACGCGCTTTGCAGGATGGGCAGAGTCCATCCGCCAAAATGGTCGAACGAACCAGGCTGCGGAAGACCGGCAAACAGCCACAACGTGGACGACGCGGGGTGTTCCAAAACGCCACCGAAACGACGCACTTGGTCAACGGCAAAAATGGCCAGATCACGTTCACCAGGTGCAGGCGTAACGAAGGCGCGCAAACGCCCCCAGGAACGGCACGGAGGATGGGCAACCACAGGCATGCCGCCTGCAAAGGTCAATGCATTTCGGTCGAAATCGAATGCATCAACACCGGGCATGGTCTTATAGACCGAATCACGACGAACGAAGAGAGCGGCGACCTTATGCATGCGCGTAGAACTCCACGGCAGCGGCTTCACAGGCACGAGCAGCACGGCGCGAGGCGTGCACGCTCTGCTCTACCAGTCGGCCAGCACGGCGCACAGTCAAGAGGAACTGCCGAGTGCGGCGCCCACCGATCACAATGTGATAGCTGTCGATATGCGAAACGACGACGGCGCTCATGCCATCACGTCCATTTCGCTTTCAGCGCTACAAATCGTGACGCGTCGCGAAATAGTCGGCGCGACCAGAGCAACGTAGCTTTCGATGATGAAGACCTGTTCGGGGTGCTGGGGCTGCGAATCGAACAGGACATCGAAGCAGTCATCGCACAACACACCTTCTTCAGTGCAATGCGAAAAGGCAGCGCGATCCAACCGGCCACACCGATCACACTTGAAGGTAAAAAACGCGGAGTCAGCCACGACGCACATCGCGCTTGGCGTTAGCGACCAGTGCGGACGCGCGGTAGTCGGAGTCAAGGCGGTTGAACGCGGCCTGGCGGTGGTAGGCAATCGACGCGATCACGGCGCGCAGGTATGCGCACGCGATCAGGACCAGCCAGATGGCCAAGATAATATGATGCGTCACGAAATGTCCCCTTTCCCTATCCCCTGCCGCTTGACGCGGACCCCGGAGGGGAGCCGGGGGTGCGCGGTGCTCACCCATCGGTGAACACGGACGCATGTATATTCCTCGGTTGACAGAGTGTCAACCATGAGATGAACATGCCCGCGATAAACGCCCTACTTGACAAAGTGAAAGAGAGTTGCTCTCTCCCGTCAGACAACGTTTTGAGCCAGCGGATCGGTGTCACCAGAGCGGCAGTGAGCATGTGGCGGAACGGCGGAAAGCCGGTGCCAGATGAACGGATTGCGCAGCTATGCGCGATGGCAAAGCTCGATGGCGGCGAATGGATGGCGCGGATTCATGCAGAGCGCGCGGCATCGCCTGCGGAGAAGGCGTTATGGCGATCAGTGTTGGACAGGCTAAGCGCGGCCGCCGCGGTGGTCGCGCTGCTGGTCCTGGCCGTGCACACAGGAGCGCATGAGGGGCTGCTAACAGCCCTCTCCCAGGCCGCCATAACGCTACCGTCTATACATTATGCGAAATTCGGAATCGTGCTGTTGACGCTGCTTTGCACCGTCGCGGCCTATTACTGCTGA